TGTACTCTAGGTACACCATCATCATACTCCGCTCGTCTTCTTCTACCCATTTGTTGTAGGGCAAAATTCTGTACTTCTTCATTGTACTTCTTTTCATAAAGATTGTACATATCCATAGGACCTTTTAAAAATCTAAAACACTCTGTTAACACACCATGTAACAACATAGATTCTTGATATTTAGCAAGATAAGTTTGATTTGTAGAAGTAAATTCAGGTGGATCTTTTATATAGTTAATTTGCACTGTATCAGCCGCAGCTGGCGTAGGTGCCACTATGATGTTAAATTCATCCCAATTAGCATAATACTTTGGTTGCCCTTGTGTACCAGTCCCATTAAACTCTGATATAAAACTTGTATCTCTTTTTTCTAAAAAAGTTCTGTTACCGCTCGAATCTAAATGTTCAATAGATCTCAAAACTAAAACATCTGAGGGTAGTGTTACAGCTCTATTTCCTGCAGTAAAATTAGAATTTGCATATTTTCTTAGATCGTCATAATCTACTTTACCTGCTATATCTAATTCTACATTTCTTATAAATTCTTGTATTTGTGAATCAGATAAAACATTACTTGAAACCTCTGTATAGTTTCTTACTTGTGTCAAAAAATTTGTATGTGTTATTGCCATTATGTAATACTTACCTCCACTTGACCTACATTAGAAAGAAGTTCTCTTCTTCTATTTTGCAAAGACGGATCTTCAGGAATCATACTATGATTTATTGAAGTTGTTCCGTTTCTAGTTATTTCAAAATCTTGCGTTTTAAATGCAAAATCTCCAGGTAATGCTAAATTTGCTACGCCAACTGAAGCACCCCCTGAATCAGATATTGTATTATCATTTTGAAACTTAACAGATGGCTGTTGAAATTTCATGTTTCTTGTATTTTGTAGAGCTATTGCATCAGCAGTGTTATGTCTTCTTCTTATTTGTGGATGCTTAGGTTCAAATTCAGATATGTGAACCAAAGAGCCATTCCACTCTTTTACCATTTCCCTATATGGGAAGGCCATTCCTGATCTATCAGATATTGCTTGAGATCTTTTACCTGTTGCGTATTTTCCCATAATTAAACTCCACTAGGATAAAAAGATTGTGGTGTGATGTACGTTGAAGCTCTTTGGCCATCTTCATCTAACGCTCTTTTTAATTGATCTTCGTAAATTAATTTATTTTGCTGCACTAATTGTGGTGCATTTTTCATAGCAAGATAATATGCTAATCCTGCAACCATACATGGTAAAAACCTAAAAACAACATCAGCATCATTTGTGTATGAACCAGCATCTTCAATTCTTTTAATAACATAATATTTTAATGTCGTATAAGTATTTAAATCTGGTGCTTGGTAAAGATAGATTTTGGGTGTTGTTTCCCTCTCAACATAATACTGTGATGGTTGTCCTGTAGCTAATTTATTTGGTAAAGCTGCATATGCAGATCTATCTATTTTAGTTAAAGATACATCTTGTGTGTTTGCGTTATTAGATGCTGCAGCGGTTGAAGATACAAAAGCTTCTAAAACATCACTCACACCTGCACTCACACTATATTCTGCTTGACCAGAAACAAGAGCATTTTCATGGAGAGCCACTTTCCAAAGATGAATACCTCTGTTAGCCCATTCAGCAAATAATAAATTTAAACTTGTTCTAGCTGATTTTAAACTATGACCACTGGTTGTAGTCATTCCACATCTTTCGTATGCTTCTTGTATTATTTCTTCTATTGAAAGGTCAAAACTAGTAGTCCCTGAAGTTGCCATTATTATCCTTTTTACGGTTGTACAATTTCTTGGATTGTACCACTTTTTGACTAAATTTTGAAGACCTTAGACTTTTTGCTATATAATTTTGAGATGACACGTTTTTTCTTCTTTTTTTCATCTCTAGCCCCTCTAAGTTTTCCTTCAATTTGTTTTGGTATTTGTGATCTTGTGATGGCCATAAAAACTCCTTAAATAACTATAACATTTTTAAACTAAATATCTAGTCTCTTATTATCAAGTTACCTGAAATAGTAACACCACTATCAGTTTTTGCTACCAGGTGTTCTAAAAAACTTGGGAATAAAACAATTTGATTTTCTCTACAACTTGGCATGAAGTCTAACTGAAATAAATTAGAGTTATCTATAATTTTATTAGGAATAAAAGATGAAATTAAATAATTCGATGGATTTATAAATAATGTTTTTGATTCAGATATTTTCTTGTAAACTATAAAAGAAAAATGACTATGTGGGTGAGCGTGTTTTTCTTGAAAATCACCTTTCTCGTATCTATTTTCCCATATGTTTATAATACTTAATTTTGCAGGATTAAAAAAATGATTTGAAAGAAGATGACCTATTTTTTTCATTAAATATTCTTCAGATTCTAAGTCTAATTTATTTTTTGAATTGAATGAACTATTTGTTTGTGAAATCCAAGTTTTTTCAAATTTTCCATTGTTAAGAATTATTTTTGAGGCGTCTATATTATCTATAAATATTGGGACCGAAAATAGGTCTAACTTCATATAAGATCTTTTGCTTTTCCAATTACAGGTTTATATTTTGTTTTACCTTCTGATTTAAACGCGTGTAAGAATTGTTTTCTTGGTTGGTCAGATGTATAGCTGCAATGTATCCATCCACTGTTCGGCTCACCAGGAGTGTAGAACTCTAATATCAATTGATCATAGTCTAGGTTTTGGTTGATCCAATCAGCTAATTCTGCATTGTCTGTGCCCATACATTCGAAGTCTGCGGCCTCGGCTTTGGCATGTTGTGAATTTACAGAGCTACCTATTTTTAAACACAGCTGTTCGCTACGGAACCCGCTAGTTACCTTAACTCTGCCAAAATGGTCACGTACCGGCTGTAAAATATTTTCACAAAGTGCTTTTAGTTTTTCTATCTGACCTGAGTTAGGATTGTTATTGATATCTAATCGGACAGCAGTGTCTGATTTAATTAATTCTTGAAGTGTAAAGTTACGAGATAGATTCATGAAATAATAATGTTTAAATTATATCTTAATCCTTTTGATGGTCTATTACCGAAATGTGGCATATTACTTTTGAAAAAAATAGCTTCTGATTCATTACTAAAAAACTTTTTTTCATTTATTTCAGTATACCCATCGTTTGTATTTAAGTTATATAGTATACTATAAAAATTATCTTTGTCACTATCAATGTGTAAATTACCTTTTGAAGCACCATGATAAAAATTGTAATTAACTCTATGTATTTCTTTAAAATTAAAATTTAATTTTTCGCAAACAATACTTGCCACAATATGTGCAAATAAATTAAGGGGTACAAGATTTGGATAATCAAGTTTATTACCTCCAAAAGTTCTTAAAGCAAGACCTTCATCTTCATCAAATAAAAAATCTTTATCTGCCTTATCACTTCCAAAATACCAACCAGATGTTGATTTCAATATAGTTAAAATTTCTTTATTTACTTTTGAAGGTAAAATATTTTTTACTATTTTTATCACTCAAGAATTAATTTTTTTATTGAAAGTGAACCGTCAATATTTGACTCTAATTCTGCCATAGATTTTATACACTGGTACTGAATGTTATTGTTTTTATTTGTTCGCATTGCAATTCTCTTGCCTTTTAAACACTCAGACATAGTTTCCTGTATTCTGTGTTCCTTAATCTCTCCGTTGACAATCATAAGTAAGGCTATAATTAACTCAGTCATATTTTCTCACATTTAATAATATATATAATATTGTAATTGACACTACAGATCCTATAAAAAATAAACCCATCATTGGTGATTCCCATTTGCTCTAACTTTATCTTTTAATTCTTCAATATCAGCTAATGCTTGATCTAATTGTTCTCTTAAAAATTCTATATTAACTTTGTTAGTCATGTTCATTTCTTGAGTCTGTTCCATTTTCTCAACAGATTTATAAAGATCCTCAATTAAAAATATTTGCTCCTGGTCTACGGGCACTTGTTCTGATTTCTTTAATAAATCGTTTTGAAATAATTCTCTTGAGGTTTCTAACGATACTAACCTTGCCGTCAGCTCCGTGTAAGCGAACACGCCCATTGCGACAAGCACAATCAACGAGGCTACCGTTTTCATCGGCATCTGTACCCGTGCTTCTTCTCCGATATTGAGGGGTTTATTGGACACCAGGCCCTCCACAAAAAGCCAGCACCACTAACATTAGAATTAATGCTCCTGTAAAATAATAATTCATTTTAATCTCACCCATACGTTGGACAAGATTATCGACTATTGAACCTATTTTGTCTAGTGCCTCAAAAAATTTATAAATCCACATATCTATCATTCGTAAGTTTTATCCTCTTCTCTTTCTTTTTCAAACCCTTCTTGCAACATTTCACTTAACGTTTGTTCTTTTTTTTCCATTTTATAGAACATTTTATCGCTGTCTTCTGTAACCAATCCGTTATCTTCAGCATCCCAATATGTAGTTTGAACTTTGTAATCTGGCCAGCTGTCATCAGTAGTATAACTATTAATGTGCCAGAGAAT